ATATAAATTAATAGGTAAAAAAATGAAATACGATGTATATAAACACACGCCAGTAACGAAAGATCAAATTGAGTAACCCTATCGTACAAGCAGGGTATGACTACAAGGCAGCCCTCACAAGATTAAATACAATCTACACCTATGCAGAGATAGCCGAGTATTGTGGATATGAAAGTGCAAACTCAATTTACAAAATTCTTCAAGGCTCCATTCCATCACATCCAGCGGGTGAAGCTATCTATATTATGTACCTAGAACATTTCAAGCAAAAACCACTCTAGTTTCACCCAAAGCGCACCACAATCAATTAGTTATCATGTATAAAGACATGAATACAATTGAAACAGTGACATGGCGCTTACTCCAAAACAAGACAGATTCATAAGTGAGTATCTTATTGATTTTAATGCTACTCAGGCCGCAATACGTGCCGGATATAGTAAAGATACTGCAGGATCAATTGGAAGTGAAAACCTTTCAAAACCTGAAATTGCTCAAGCGTTACAAGAGCGTGCGACAGCAATGCAGATTAAGACTGGATTAACCGCTGAAAGACTATTGAAAGAAGTTGAACGGTTAGCGTTCTTTGATCCTCGTAAGCTATATGACGAGAATGGGAATCTTAAGCGTGTAAATGATCTTGATGATGATACTGCTGCTGCATTGGCAGGATTTGAAGTAACTGAAGAGTTTGAAGGTTCAGGCCAAGAACGTCAGTCAATCGGTTTCACAAAGAAAATGAAGTGGTACGACAAGAATGTAGCGATTGATAAGGGTATGCGTTACTTTGGTATGTTGAAAGACAAGGTAGAGCATACAGGCAAAGACGGCGAATCCTTGATACCCAAGATGGATACATTGGAATTAGCCCGTAGAGTAGCCTTCGTTCTCGCTGGTGCAAGTGCAAAGATAAAGGATTGATATGCCTTATAAGTCCAAAGCCCAAGAAGCTTACTTTAATGCTAATCGCAAAGCTTTAGAAAAGAAGGGCGTTAATGTTGCTGAATGGAACAAGGCTAGCAAAGGCAAGAAGCTTCCTGCTAAGGTTAAAACAGCATTGAATTAAGGAATAGTATGGACTCAAAAATGATAGACCTAAAACGCACCCTTGCAGACATTAAAGCTGATAAAGCAGAGATGGAAGGTGATTCAAATCCTTATCCTTATGGTGCATGTATTTCCCTAGACACCGATGAACTCGACAAACTTGGTATTAAAAACCTCCCTACAGTGGGTGATGAATATAACATCATGGCTGTTGGTAACGTTACAGCAGTTCGGATGAACAGTTACGAGAAGTCCGGCGAAGAGCGTGGTATCACAATACAAATCAAATTCCTTCAATTGGTTCACGAAGACGAAGAGCCTGGCGAAGTTGAAACCGCTGCCAGTGAGAATAAAGAAAACAAATCCGGCGTTAAATCAGTTCTATCTAATGCAATGAGGTAAATATGCGTACATTCGGCACGATGCACCCAACAGATCAAATCCCAGTCCCTTCAGATACAGTCAATACTCTACTTTTAGCTGCCGGCACTGCTCAAGCAATGGATTGGCCTGCTAATACAGCAATATGCCGGTTGACTGGCTTAACAACTTCCGGTGCTGGCAACGTAGCTTTCCAAGTAAATCTTTACACGACTGGCGTTATTGTTCCGACATCAGGCTCAAGTATTGGAAGCTCAGGCGTAACACATACCGTATTCAATCAACAATCATTTCAGATACAAGGGCAATCTACAGGGTTCTCGGTAGTTGCATTGGCTCCCATGTATGTAATGGCCGAATGCTGGCATAAGTAATTAGTAACCGCCGTCAGACGGCCTCTGGCACTCCGCAGCACACTAGCAATGTCCGGTATAGCCGGAATACATAAAGGAGAACTATCATGGCACTAGGATCAACAAACGCAGTCCCGCAATCACGCGAAACCCTCCGTAATCTCATGGTTACATCAATGATGGGTCGTCGTGCTGGTATGGATATAAACGGATACGAAGTAGGCGAGCAAGATACGCGCCTTGTGGTGGATGCAATCACAACTACCGCCGCAACTTCAATGAATGGCGCTGGCGCTACCTTATTGGCAGCAACAGCGGCTTCTAGTGCTGTATATACAATTCTTAATCCTGTTGCTGGGGTGTACAAATTGATCACTCAGCTCACTTCTGCTACCACATTGGGTTATGCGGTGCAGTTTGGAGCTAATGCAAATATTGTTACTACTGCTGGTTCAAGTTTTAATCAGATTGTATTTGGTGGTGTTGGACATGTAGCAAGTCTGTTCTGTGCTTCAACTGGTGGTTCTAGTGCTGGTGGTCCCGTTTGGATTACTTGCTCTCCCGCTATCACAGGTATGTCATTCTCAACTTACTAAGGAGCGAAATTGAAGATAGCACTTATCGGAAGCGCTCCCAGCTCAGTAATGTTGGGCCCATACAAAGATGCAAGTTATCAACAGTTCGCAGCAGGTAAAGTAAGTCCGTATCCTCCTACACCTCACATTGAAGAGGTTTGGGAGATTTGGGGTTGCTCGCCTGGGGCTTATGGGATCGTAGAAAGGGCTACACGCTGGTTTGAAGTTCATCGTTGGGAGCCGGGCAAGCCTTGGTTTTCACCTGAATATGTACAGTTCCTTCAGCAGTTTAAAGGTCCTGTTTATACCGGCGGCGTAGTTCCTGAGATTAGTAACGGTGTTGTTTACCCATCGCAGGAAGTATTGGCAGAGTTTGGACCTTACTTTTTAACTTCTTCGTTATCGTTAATGCTTGCTATGGCAATACTTGAGATTGAAAAGAGTGGTGAAACAGATAATGTCATTGGTCTTTGGGGTGTTGATATGGCTGCCACTGAAGAATACGGGTATCAAAGAGCGGGTTGCCAGCACTTTATTGATTTAGCTTATGAACGTGGAATCGGTATTTATGTTCCGCCTGAGTCTGACCTTCTACGTCCTATGCCTGTTTATGGGATATGTGAATGGGATCATAACTACATTAAGCTAACCGCGCGTTCAAGAGAACTGAATGACCGTTTAAATCAGGCTAATCAGCAAATTGAAGCCGCAAAGCAACAAGCATTATTCATGCAAGGAGCGATTGATGATCTCAATTATCAAGTCAATACGTGGTCTTCTCCTTACGGAGTTCCACACAATCAAATCTTACGGAAGGAAAAATAACATGACAATTCAAACACAACTAGCAGAAGCAGCAGCAAAACTCGCAGCAGAACAAGCGGCTGTAGAAGCTACCCAAGCCGAAGCAGCACGTCTTCAGGCTGAACTCGCAACTCTTCCTGCTGAGTTGCAAGGTAAGACTGATGCAGAAATTACCGCTCTTGGCAATACGATAGTTGCTTACTTCGGCGGAACACTGCCAAGCTAACATGAGCCAGCTTGACGAGTTAATTAGTAAAATCACTGCAATGCCACAAGCAGAGCAGGATAAACTCGCTCAAGAAACCATGAATGCCACAAAAGGTTTGAAGTGGTTGCCCAATCCTGGACCGCAGACCGAAGCCTATTATTCTGAGGCTGATGTACTCTTGTACGGTGGTGAACCTGGAGGCGGTAAGTCGCAATTGATTCTAGGTCTGGCCTTTAATTGCCATCAAAGATCGCTAGTAATGCGCCGGAAATACTCGGATATTGGTCGAATTGTTGAAGATGCGCTCAAGATTAATGGCGGACGTGATGGATTTAATGGTTCGCCGCCACCTAAGTTAAGACTATCCGATACGCAGATTATAGACTTTGGTGCGGCTCATCGTGCCGGTGATGAACAGGACTTTATGGGTAAGGGTCGTGACCTCTTGGCGATTGATGAAGCCACTCACTTTGCCGAGTCACAGATCCGTTTCCTAATGGGTTGGAATCGTACCGAGACAAAAGGCCAGCGAGTCAGAACAGTCTTAGCTACTAATCCACCTTTGACGGCAGAAGGCTTATGGGTTAATCAAATGTTTGCACCTTGGTTAGACCCAAAGTTCCCTCATCCTGCTAAACCCGGTGAACTCCGTTGGGTTGTATCTGATGAAGAAGGCAAGGATAAGTGGGTAGACGGTCCAGGAGAACACTTAGTTGGTGACAAGATGGTTCGCCCAAAGTCACGTACTTACATACCTGCTTCAGTCAAGGATAATCCTTACTACGCTGAAACCGACTATGCTCGTGAGTTGGATTCAATGCCGGAACCGTATCGTTCTATTCTGATGGGCGGATTTAAGACTACCTTCAAAGATCAGCCTAATCAGATTATCCCTACCTCTTGGATTCTGGAAGCACAGAAACGCTGGAGAGAACGTCCTCCTGAAAATGTCCCAATGTGTGCCATTGGTGTAGATGCTTCGGGTGGTGGGACTGATCCGATGATTATTGCTATTCGGCATGATGGCTGGTTTGCACCAATGATAGAAGTTCCAGCAAAAGATATTCCAATGGACAGGTCTGGCGCTTATTGTGGTGGTCTAGTTATCTCGTATCGCCGTGATCATGCCTTGGTTTCAATTGACTTGGGCGGTGGTTACGGTGGTTCGATGTACGAACATCTCAAGGGTAATGATGTTGAAGTGTATGGTTACAAAGGTGCTGAGAAATCTACGCGGCGCTCAACAGATGGGAAGATGCACTTTACCAATAAACGAACTGCTGCCTTATGGGGATTGAGAGAAGCTCTTGACCCTGGACAACCAGGTGGAAGCCCGATTGCTCTACCTGCTGACCCTGAATTGATGGCTGACCTCACTGCTCCTACTTTTGAGCCAACTCCAAACGGTATTAAGGCAGAGACTAAAGAAGATGTTTGCAAACGCCTTGGTCGGTCTACCAACAAAGGTGATGCTGTGATTATGGCGTGGTATCAAGGACCCAAAGAAACCAATTCCGCTTTAGAGTGGATTGCTAAAGCTCAAGCTAAAAAATCGTATCACAATCCGAAATTAATCAGTGGTGGAAGACAACCATTATCCGCAAGGGGAAGAATATGAGTGATAAAGTAAAGGCGTTAGTTGCCAGCCCTACGACAACATTACAAGGTCTGACTGCTGGAGTAGACCCTAATTATTCTACTTTAGCGGCAAGAAATGGCATTAATACTATTTCATCTAATGCTAGGAATGATGTAGTGCATGCAGCTAGTACAATCATGCCGCCAAAAGATGAATCTCCAACTCCAGTGGTAATGCCTTTGCCTGATGATGAGTCTGTACAAGCAGCGAAAAAAAGACAATTAGCTTTGCAAGCGGCTGGTGGCGGTCGCGCATCAACAATACTTTCTCAAAGTTCTGATAAATTGGGCGGTTAAACATGGATGCCAAAAAACTCAGAGATGTAGGCTTAGATCTCTTTTCAAAAAAGAGTCCATTAGATTCTCTTTGGCAAGAGACTGCTGAAAACTTCTATGTTGAACGGGCAAATTTTACAGTTCAACGTTCGATAGGGACTGACTTTGCTGCTAACCTGATGACCTCTTATCCTGTTATGTGTAGACGCGACTTGGGTAATCAGTTCTCTACTATGCTTCGTCCTACTGCAAAGCCTTGGTTTCATATTGCGCGTAAGTATCAAAAGGATGATGACAACGAGATTCGTCAATGGATACAGAAATTTGAGATTATCCAAAGACGCGCCATGTATGATCCAGATTCGAGTTTTACCCGTGCTACAAAAGAAGGTGATCAAGACTTTGCTGCCTTTGGGCAATGTGCAATTTCAGTTGAAGTACACAATAATCCACGTAAAGGACCGCATCTTTTATACCGTAACTGGCATTTAAGAGATATGGCATGGCAGGAAAACGAGATAGGCCAGATCGGAGCGAAGTTTAGGAAATGGAAACCTACTGCCTTGGTGATGACCAGGACCTTTAAAAACGTTCACCAAAAAGTCAAAGACATGATGGAGAAGACGCCCTTCATGGAAGTTGAGTGTATGCACATGGTTGTTGAAGCGGATATGTACGACGAAGATGCAAGAGGCCGTCCTTATTGGTCTATCTGGTATGACACTACTCACGAATCCCTGATTGAAGCCACACCTATCTGGACACCGTTTTATGTCATACCTCGTTGGCAGACTGTTTCTGGGTCTCAATATTCCTATTCTCCTGCCACGGTGGCGGCTCTCCCTGACGCTCGTTTAATCCAGGCAATGACTTATACCTTATTGGAAGCTGGCGAAAAAGCCACGAATCCACCAATGGTTGCGACACAAGACGCGATTCGTTCTGATGTGGCTACTTATGCCGGTGGTTTGACTTGGGTTGATTATGAATATGATGAGCGCTTGGGTGAAGCTCTAAGACCGATTAACCAGGATTTCCGAGGGTTTAACTTTGGTGTTCAGATGAATCAAAACTCCCAAGCAATGATTAGAGAGGCATTCTATTTGAATACCTTGAAGATGCCAGAACGTGCGCCGGAAATGACAGCCTATGAAGTAGGGCAAAGGGTTCAAGAATATATCCGTGGCGCTCTGCCTATCTTTGAACCGATGGAAATGGAATACAACGCTGCTTTGTGTGATCAGACATTTGAACTCTTGTGGAGGAATATGGCTTTCGGTTCACCTTTGGACTGGCCTAAACGATTACTTGGTTCTGGCATAGAATTTAGTTTTGAGTCTCCTTTGCACGATGCGATTGATTCACAAAAAGGCCAGATGTTCCAACAATCTCAACAATTGATTGCAGCAGCCGTGGCGATGGACCCTTCAGCTTCTTCACTTCCTAATGTGGTTGAAGCTTTGAGAGATTCATTAAATGGTATTGGCGTTCCTGCTTCGTGGTTGAATAGCGAAGAATACGTACAGCAAGCAAAACAACAAGCGCAGGCTAAACAAGATCAACAGCAAACACTGGCTAATATGGAACAAGGTTCTAATATCGCTAAAAATATTGGTGGGATTCCTGCACAACAAGGACAGGCATTAGCACAATGAAAAAACCATTAGATTCTGCGCCGTGGAAACCTGTAAATATTGAGACAGCCGATGCTTCTGCTATTCAAGCTTTGATGATAGGTAAAGCGGATGAAACACAACAGAAACGTGCTTTAGACTGGATTATTAAGGTAGCAGCAGGGACTTATGATCAAAGTTACCGACCGGGCGCTGATGGTGATCGAGATACTGCATTTGCGGAAGGCCGTAGGTTTGTAGGAACAAGCATAGTCAAGGCGACTATCTTGAATGTAGGTAAACTAAGGAGACTAGAAAATGAAGGTAAATAATTGGTACTTGCAAGCTGAAGAAGGTGATGCTGGCGCGAGTTCTGGTGGTAGTGTTGCGGCTGCTGCTGATACTTCAACAACTGATACAGCTTCGATTGATACAAAAGCTGCATCAACAACTACAGATGTAAAGCAAACTGAAACAAAGACTGCCGAAACAAAGCAGATATGGCCTGATGACTGGCGTAAGCAGATTGCCGGTGAAGATGAAAAAGAACTAAAGCTCATTGGCCGTTATGCTACGCCAGCAGACGTGTGGAAGAAAGCAAGGGCGTTGGAACAGCGTATGTCTAGCGGTGAACTTAAAACTTCACTTCCAAAAGACGCGAAGCCAGAAGAAATAGCTCAATGGCGCAAAGACAATGGTATTCCTGAAACCCCTGATAAATATGACTTGAAGCTGGACAACAACATCGTTATAGGCGAAGAAGATAAACCTTTCGTTGATGAGTTCTTGAAGAATGCTCACAATTCCAATATGACTCCATCCCAAGCGAAAGCGGCGGTACAGAGTTATTACGAAGTTCAAGCCAAGCAAGCCGAAGCAAGGGCCGCAAAGGATGAAACTGATCGTGTAGATACTCTGGATAAACTTAATGCCGAATGGGGTAATAGCTTCCGGCCTAATATTAATATGGTTGGTGGCATTCTTTCCCGTTTCCCTGCTGATGTACAGGAAGCAATCAAGTCAGCTCGCCTACCAGATGGAACGGCGCTGTTCAACAATCCTGATGTACTAAGGGGATTCGTTGCAATGGCACTTGAGATTAATCCGGCTGGAACTCTAGTGCCTTCAGGGACTGGCGATGTAGCCAAAGGGATTGAAGAACAGATTAAGGCAATCGAAACGACAATGAAGAACAATCGTTCTGCTTACAACAAAGATGAGAAGATGCAGGCTAATTATCGTGAATTAATTGCTGCACGGCAAAAAATACAAGAAAGAAAAGCAGCATAGGTATATAATAAACAAATAGTTGAGGACACCCGCGCAAGCGATCCTTTAATTTTGTGCAGTACGTAACACAGTACCAGTACGCAAGGCCCCAATAATGACGGGCGCTGGCTCCTAGATTTTAGGACACCCCAGCAAAGCCATGATGGACACCCCGAAGCTACGGTTAAATTTAATCGTTTTTTTAAGGAGACTTATCATGGCAGATTCAGCCTTTCAGATTCAATATCGTCAAGAGTTTCTACAAGCTTTTGAACAACATCAATCCTTGCTGCGTGAAACCGTGACAGTAGAAGCAGAAATAAAAGGTAACCAAGCAGTATTCTTGGTTGCCGGTTCTGGCTCTGCATCAGCGGTGACTCGTGGTCTTAACGGTCGCATTCCTGCACGTTCTGATTCCAATACCCAGAATACATGTACTCTTCAAGAGTGGCATGATCTGGTTCGTAAAGACGGATTTAATATCTTTGCGTCACAAGGTAATCAACGCGCAATTATGCAAATGACCACAATGGCAGTTATTAACCGTCAAATTGACTCCCTGATCATCGGGCAATTGAATACCGGTACAGTAACAATCGGCGCTACAGGTACAATTCCTAACGTTTCACTCTTCCAAAATGGTCGCGTCAAGCTTTCTAACGCTTCTGTGCCTTGGGATTCTAACGTTACTCTTTTGTGCCAGCCTTCTTTCCTTGCCTATCTGGAACAAGCCACAGAGTTTGCTAACGCTCAATACGTTGATGTGCGCCCTTATGCTGGATCGGATAACCCAAGTTGGAAAGATAAGCCTATGGCATATCGTTGGAGAAATTGCTTGATCATTGAGCACCCAAACTTGCCTGGTCGCGGCACCTCGTCTGAGAAATCTTTCTTGTATCACAAGACTGCAATCGGTATGGCAATTGATACCGCTGGTATTCAATCGCCTGTAGGATTTGATCAAGAGCAAGATTATTCATGGGCGCGCGCTTCTGCTTACATGGGTTCGCTACTGCTCCAGAATACCGGTGTGGTTGCTATAACACATGATGGGTCGGCTTATGCTTGATTATAAAGGATAAATTGTGAATATCATTACAATGAAAGAAGCTGTATCTCAAGGATTAAAACGTTATTTTACTAACGTTGCATGTCCATATGGGCATATTGCAGAGCGCATTGTAAGCACTAGAGCTTGTTCTCAATGTGCTAGTGATCGGAAAAAACATTGGATAAAAAATAATCCAGAAAAAGTAAATGCTCAAAAACGTGCATGGCGTGATGATAATTTAGATCATGCAAGAAAGTTAAATCTTGCTAATCAAAAATTACATCGTGATTCTGCTAATATCCGAAATCAAAAATGGTATGCGGAAAATAAAGAGCAAGCTAATGCAGCTACTAACGCATGGGCAAAAGCTAATACTGGATCATGTTTAGCAAAAGCAGCACGGAGACGTTCTGCTGAAATTAAACGAACTCCAAAATGGGCAGATATGAATAAAATAAAAGAGGTTTATGACTTAGCTGCAAAGTTTCGCAGTCTTGGTCGTGATTTCCATGTTGATCATAAAATTCCATTGCAGGGTAAAAATG